ATCGAGAACTGGCGAGCCGTTGTGAAGGGCGACGTGGACGGCTCCCCGGATGGCTACTCGGCTTGGGCGCTGCAACACGATGCAGGTGGTGGATTTTGGGAGGAGGCGTTCCGGGTCGTCAGCAACGATGGCGTGCTTGGCATCCAGACCGTACACGGCATGACCGCCGTCGCCAACGACAACGACATCGCGGCGAACAAGCTTCGCAGCTCCACCGGCACTGTCATCCCGATCAACGACAACACGCCCTCGGCTGGGAAGGTGCTCAAGATCAAGACCGATGGGGTGACGGGCCAGTGGGCGGACGACGCGAGCGTGGGAATCTACGGGGACGGGAGTGATGGGAACTTCGTCGTGACTGTGAACACGACGCTAGGCTCCGACGCTTACTACAACGATCTACAGATCAACAGTGGCGTGACGTTGTGGAACGGCGGCTACAAAATCTTCGTCAAGCAGAACCTTATCGTCAACGGGAACATCAAGCAGGGTAATGCGACAACCCCCGGTGTTGGGTTGGATGCTGTTGGCGCGGCCCGTGGAAACGGTGGAGGAGCCGGGGTCGGTTCGACGCTAGGGACGGGAGCTGGTGGCGGCAACGGCGCCGATGGGGATCTTGACGCAGGCGCGGGAGGAAGCAATGGTGGCCAGTCCACCGGCGATGGTGGTCAAGGCGCCGCGGGCGGAATAGGCGGAACCGGAGCCAGTGGAGGCGGTGGGGCCGGTGGAAATGCTGGAGTCTTCAATCGGTTCAAGTTTCGCCAGTTCGGCGCCACGACCATGAACCGGACATCCATCGCCTTTATTCAAGGTGGTGCTGGCGGCGGTGGAGGTGGGGCCGGTGGCGGCGATACTCCTGGGGCCGCGGCAGGGGGCGGTGGTGGAGGTGGTGGCGGCTCGGCTGGAGTCCTCGGTATCTGGGCCAGGTTTATCACTGGAACCGGTGGGGTGATCGGCGCTGACGGGGCGAAGGGTGGCAACGGTGCAGCCGGAACCGGCGGCAACGCAGGCGGAGGAGCGGGTGGCGGTGGAGGAGCGGGTGGCTTGCTCTACATCGTTTCGGATTCCTTCGGCAACGGAGTCACGTACCAAGCACTCGGAGGCACGTTTGGCAATGGCGGCGCAGGTGTTGGTACCGGCCTACCTGGGGCCAACGGTGGGGCCGCCGCCAACGGCACCGTCTACAAGTTCGACCGGACCCAGGGCATTCAGGTATAGGAGAGCAACTATGGCCAGCTTCACCATCACGATCCCGGATGCCCAGCTCACTCGCGTGCTCGACGGCATCGCTGCCCTCGGTGGCTGGAATGCCGCGCTGGGCGTCACCAAGGCCCAGTTCGCCAAGCGATGGATCAGAGACCAGATCCGCCGTGCCGTGCGGGACGGGGAGATCGGGGCGCTCTCTGGCACGGTCGGATTCACCGACGTGGATGTTCCGTAAAAGGAGACCTGTATGAGTGCCGATGTAGAAGCTGGTGCTAATGCAAGAGAGCCTGTGACACCTGCCGCCACAGCTAACCGCGGGCGCAGGATCAGCCACCTGCTCATCTCCGTGAGTTTCGACGTGTTCGACTCGGAGGGGAGGAAGTGCAACATCCAGGACACCGGTAACACCCCTCTTATCATGTGCGAGGCGGAGATTCCACCCAGCCTCTACGACTGGCTTCGATCCAAGCGACTACCCGTGTGAGGTGTCCATGAATGAGTTCCTACAGTTCATCAGCAACGCCTCAGGGGCTGGACTAGCCCTAGGCGGATTCATTGCCTATACCATGTGGCGGCAGAAACGGGGGAATGGGTTCTCTTCCACCGACCGGGAGCATTTAACCATCGTCTCCCATGCCACCAAGAAGATGTGCGAAGCCTTGGAGAAGCACGATCTCCGCGCGGTAGAGGCGATCGTCAAGATGGCGGATTCGTCTGCTAAGGACACGGAGATCCTGAGAGAGATCCGTGACATGAGGCTAGAAATGGCCAGAATGGGGAAGGTGGAGTAATGCCGCTCAACATCGCATGCTTCGACATAGAATCGACCAGTCTCAACGCCAGCTTCGGTCGGCTCTTGTGTGCGTGCTTCAAGTTCCAGGGCGAGGAGGAGGTCCGTATCTACGAAGCCTTCAAGCTGCGGGACGAGGAGAAGTGTCTACGCGATATCCGTAAGATGTGGGATAGCGTAGACATCCTCGCCACCTGGTACGGCAAGCGATTCGACGTGCGGTTCCTGGATGCCAAGGCCACCAGGTATGGAATCGCGCCATTCTTCGGGAAGATGCACATTGACATGAAGTTCACGCACGCTCACAGATGCGCGACGGCAGGGCACTCGTTGGCCGCTGTGAGCGAAGACCTGCGGACCAAGAACCGCAAGTACGATGTCCCCCGTGAGATGTGGCAGGCCGCGGCTGACGGGGATAAGAAGGCGTTCCGTGAGATCGTGCTGCACTGCCAACAAGACGTGCTAGTATTAGAAGAGGTACTAGACAGGACCAAGCAACTCCTGGTCCACATTACGAGGTAGGCGATGTCGGTCGTGATGCTAGTGCTACTAGGTGCGGCTGCCCTGGCCATGGTAACTCTCTCTGACCTGCGTCGTAAGAGGCGGAGATGGTAGGTAGGGCTTCCTGGGAGGAGGACCGGGAATGTTCCGAGCTGGGCGAGGACTGTCCAGCGTGGACTAATCATAAGCACCGACGTAGGAGATCGCATGTTACGACGTAGCGTGAAGTTGCTGGCCTTGGGCGTGGCTGGGCTGGTACTGCTAGCCACAGGCGCGGGGCTACAACAGGGCTGTAACAAGCGAGAGGTCGATGCGCTCAAGTCCGCCCAGGCCAAGGTGGAGATGGCGGCAGCCGGTTACCGAGACGCCCTTGTGGTGAAGGAGAAGGAGCTAGCGAAGCGGATGGAGCTACCCCCCGCTGCCATCGAGGCCGGCGTCAAGCCTGTCGTCCTGACCCGTACCATCACCAAGACCGTCCAGGTAGAGGTACCCATCACCACGATCATCCCGTGTGACTCACCCGCCGTCCGTGTGGACGTGCCTGTAGGTACGCGCCCCACCGGGCCTGTGCAGGTGATGGGGATGTCAGCGGAGACCTACTTCTCGCTGGCCATCCTCCCCAACGGCCAGCCGAAGTACAAGACCTCGGTGTTCGTGAGTCTATCTGGCGAGGAGTGGGAGCAGCGGATCGAGCTGGAGCCAGAGCACGTCAAGGACGAGGTTCAATTCAGCAACGACGCGCAGTTGGCATTTCGCGCGTGGGTGGATAGGCCAGTCCGGTTCGCTGTCATGCCCCGGCCACTTCGACACTCACGGCTAGGCTGGACCGTGGGGGTCGATCCTATCCGCAGCACAGTCGATACGACGTTCGCCGTAGCCGCAGTCTGGGGGATACAGTTCTAGTGCGTACCGGCGGTCTCACTCTCTCGCTCACGAACCTCGGGCAGGGGACTGTCATGCTCGATCCGCCCTCGGAGGCGTTGCTGCCCCGTGAGCTGCGTGTGTCTGGTCCTGCCACACCCCGAACCGAGAACTGCCGGCTCGTGAACAACCTGGCCCAGCCCCGGTTAGGCTCCATCGCATTCAGGACATTCGTAGGTGCGAGCCCGGTGAATGGCCTGTTCCTGGCGCATTTCGATGACGGCGTGACCGAGGCTATCCGAGGGGACAGCACGACGGTACGGTATGACGACGGCGTGACTTGGACGAGTCTTGTCGGTGGCCAGACCGGCACCGCCAACGACACCTGGGCATTCGCTATGGTGAGGCTAGCCGGGGGAGTCACCAAGGCTAACCAACTTATCTTCTGCAACGGTGTGAATGATGTCTACAAGTATACCGGTGGGGGAACAGCGGCCACCACGATGGCGTCTGTAGCCGCCAAGTTGAGGGGTGCCAAGGCTCTCATAGGTCATCGAGGGCGGGGACTATACTTCAACGTGATCGACCTGACTCTCGCAGGCACGCCCCGAAAGTTCCAACGTGTCTACTACTCGATCGTCGGCAACCCCGAGACGCTCACAGGAACGGGCAGTGGGGTTCTCGACCTCGACGACGATGCGTTCCCTATCGTCAACGCGGTCAAGATAGGCGGGAACATCTGCGTGTTCAAAGGCGATGCAGTCGGCGGCTCGATCGCGGTGGGGACGCCGACAGGAGTAGTCCAGTCTCCCTATCGCTGGGACACTATCGACACGGATGGTATCGGGCTGCTCTGCCCTCGCACGCTCACCCAGGTCACCCCTGACCTATACTTCTTCGTGGGACATGACGGCTTCTACCTCTACGATGGCGGGAGGGGGCTGTTGCCAGTTGCGAACGAGTCTACCTTGACCCTGGTCCCGCGAATCACGCCTACATCACTAACGCTCGCGCACTCTTACTACGATGCCGGCCAGCACGAGATCCATCTCTTCTTGCCGCTCGATGGCGCGGTCTACCCCACCGAGGAGTGGGTGTTCAACGTGCGGGAGCGAAGGCTGTATGGACCATATCTGTACGGCACGCCGATCACCGCGGCCACGCCGTTCGCCACGACCGGGACACTCACGTGGACTAGCTTGGGTGTGTATGGCACGTGGACCAACCTGCCATTCTCCACCTGGTCCTCCATGCTAGGGTCGGCATCTGGCCGGACGATTGTCATCGGTACCAGCGGTGGCGCGACCCGGCACATCGACGGCTCTGCGACGACCGACGCGGGTGCGCCTATCGGGGCTACGTACTACACTGCTGCTATCGCTCCCGGTGACCTCACCTCCGCCACCGGTAAGCCGCTCGACTCACATACGACATTGGTGTTACAAGATGTACATGTCATCTTCAAGAACGTCGGCTCGTGGGTGCCGACAGTAGGGGTGTCTACCGATGGTGGGATGACATGGCTGAACATCAGCACGGGTGGTAGTGTAGGCGGAGGGACGAGTATCGGTCGAGGATCCATTCGTGCCTGTATGGACGATCGATCGGCTGCAGGATGAACTCGGAAACCTGTGGAATGGTCAGCGCCTAGAGGCGGCTG